ATTTTAATAAAAAATTGTCAAAATTATTAAATGAAAATGTTACGCACATGATTTTCATGGATGAGCCATTAACGGCTGAAATTGATGAATCTGTAATTGTAGGTGAAATTTCTGCGGCAGGTCCATTATATGGATTAAAGTATCTTGGTTATGAAGAGGGTGTATTATCATTCTCTACATATCAAAAGACGTCTATTGAAAAGTTCGCGATGTTTTTAGATGATAATGACTTTGTTGAAAATTATGCAATTTCAGTTATTGAATCTAATCCAATGACGAAAGTTGCTAATGTTGTAGATGAAATTGATTTTGATTCTACACGCGAATCTGAATTTGTGGAATTCTTTATCGATGTTGTTATTAGTTGGAATTATGTCAACTTTAACAGCGTTTATGTAGACCCACAAAATCCATTCGCCGCAAATCAATCCACATCTTTTCAAATTCCGATGGATACAAGCGATCCATATGCAGCTCATGTCCCATTAGATAAAGAACCAGCAGAATTTTATGATAATAATGATTTTGAATATCCAGATGCGGATGCAAAAATTGCTATTGTCCCTGGATTCGATACACTTCAATCGGATGAAACTCCATTACTTGTAAAATTATCTGCTATTAAATCAAATTCATTAGTTGGATCCGTATTAGTTACAGTACATCCAAAAAATGACGATGAAATTTTAGTTCAAGCTACTTATAAAGAAGAGCCGGTTACAGACGATGTTTTAAACGACTTATCAGTCATTAATACATTAGATCAGCTTTATCCGACTAAGCTTGAGCTAGTTAAAGAAGCATTTTATCAATTAGGTGACTTATTTACTAGTTCGGCTGTATATAAATCAATAAATGGTAAGAATGTTTTAAATATAGTAGAAGTATTTGCAAATAGTGCAGATGAAGTTATATGTGATACTAATTTATTGAACGAGTTACGCCGTGAAATTAAAGTAAATTTCCGCGGCAAGAAACGTATAAAAATGCAATGCCAACCTGGATTCAAATATGACCCAGAACGTATGGCATGTGTAAAAATTTCTGGTGCAGAATTGGCCGTATCACGAATCGCTCATCGTCAAATGGCACGTACTAAGAGAGCGCTAGGCGGAAGCTATAGAACAAGAATTTTAAGAAAAGTTCGCCGCGCTAAACATTTTAGAAAAATCATGGGGCTATAAAAGTGATTAAAGACGGAACCGCACTCTTAATTGAGCGTAACTTAGAATTGACTGAAAGCAATATTATCACAGGTGATAATGCTACTAATGATAAGAAATATATTATCAAAGGTATTTTCATGCAGTCAGATTTAAAAAATCGTAATGGTCGTATCTATCCAGAAAAATATATGGATCGCGAAGCGACTCGCTATATACAAGAAAAAGTTTTAACACATCAAGCTACTGGTGAATTAAATCATCCAACCGGTGATGGCAGTTTATCAGTGAATTATGAACGCGTATCTCATAAAATTACCAGTCTAACTAAATGCGGTAAAAACTGGATGGGAGAAGCATTGATTACACATAAAACTCCAATGGGCTCTGTAATTGCAGGTCTTATGGAAGCTGGCGTTGTAATGGGCGTATCTTCGCGCGCAACAGGTTCATTGAAATTAGATGGACACGGCGTAAAGATTGTTCAAGAAGATTTTAGATTAATTACTCCTGCTGATATTGTATCTGATCCATCTGCACCTGACGCATTTATGACTTCTATTATGGAAGGTCATGAGTGGTTATATGTGAATGGCGCATTAACAGAGCAAGCAATTAGTGAAGTAAAAACCGTGCTAAATAAAGAAGCAAAGACGATTGTAAAAAATGAAGAACAATTAATCAATGTTTTTAGCTGGATTTTAACTCATAAAGTGGGTAAATAATTTTTTTTTATAAATCGCTTAAATAAATAAAAAATATTGGAGAAATATTTAAATGAACGAATTTAAGAAATTAATGGGCGATGCTATTTCAGATGAAACAGCTACAGCTCTTCAGACAATCTTAGATACACACCTTAATGAATCTGAAGCAAAAGCAAAGCAAGAAGCTGAAAAAATTCAATCTGAATTAAATGCTCTTACTGAACAACATGCTGATCTACAAGAATCAGTAACTAATTTGACTAAAGACAAAGCAGACTTAGAAGCTGACAAAGCTGATCTTGCTGAATCTGTTAAATTAGCTGAAGAAAAAGTTGCTGAACTTACTTCTAATATTGATACGCTTAAAGAAAAAGCAGAAGAATATGCTGAGCAAGTTAAACAAGAAGCTCTTGAAGAAGCTGTTGCAGAACACCAACAAGAAATCGCTACTCTTAAAGAACATGCTGAAGCTTATGCTGAAAAAGTTAAAGAAGAAGCTGTTGCCGAATTAACTGAAGCACAAGAAACCGAAATTTCATTCCTTAAAGAACAAGCTGATTTATTTGCTGAAAAAGTTAAAGCTGAAACTACTGCTGAACTTACTGAAAAGGCAGATGCTTATGGTGTTTATCTTCAAGAAAAAGCTGAAGAGTATGCTGAAAAAGTACGTCAAGAAACTATCGTTGAAATGACTGAAAAAGCTGACGCTTATGGCGATTATCTTCAAGAAAAAGCTGAACAGTATGGTGTTTACCTTCAAGAAAAAGCTGAACAGTATGGCGAGTTTTTAATTGCCGAAGCAGAAAAGTATACAGCTGAACAAGTAGCTCTTACTGAAGCAAAATGTTTAGCTGAAGCTGAAAAGCAAATTAATGAATTCAAAGACGAACACAAAGATCAATTTGAGCGTTTAGATGAACATAACCGTATGGCTATGGTATTTAAAAATCTTAAATCGTTAATCGAATCTTCTGGCTTCTCTATCGAAGAGTCTGAAACTCTTGATACTTTAGAAGAAGAACTGCGTCAAACTCGTGCTGCAAATCGCCGCCTTGAACGTACTTTACGTGAAAGTTCGCAAGAACTTAAACAGCTTAAAGTAAAAGAACTAGTTGAATCAATGGCTGAAGATTTAACCTTCGCTGATAAAGAACGTATTGTGAAAGCCGCTCTACGCACTCGCAGTGAAACCAATGAAGATCTTTCAGAAGTTGTTAAAACTTTAGTTGAAAATACTACGCTAAATAATAATAGCAATAAAGCAAATACAACAACTGTTAGTACATTGACCGAAGAAACTGCAAATGCTGCAACTACTAAAGTTAAGTCTGGCTGGGCTGAACTCTTGAAATAAGAGTTCAATCTAAAAATAACAATTTTTTAAACGTTTTTATTAAATAAGAATAAACAATAAGGAAACAAGAAAATGAGTCAACAACTTCTTACAGAAAAATGGGATGACGTTTTAACTGACAATCGCTTTGCCCCAGTTCAAGACGACACTCGCGCTAAGATCACTGCTCAACTACTGGAGAACCAGGAGCAAAATCTTTCAGAATCTACTAACGAAACTGGTAATGCTGCGCAGTGGAATCCAATTTTGATTAGTATGGTACGTCGTATCGCTCCACGTCTAATCGCTTATGATTTAGTTGGTGTTCAACCGTTAACTCTTCCTACAGGCCTAATCTTCTGTATGAAAGCTCGTTATGCTGCTGATACTGCAAAAGCTCAAAACGACCTTACTAACAAAGAAGCAATGGGTTGGGATGAAGTAGATGCTGGTTACTCTGGTGACAAAACTGCAAATACAGTTGTAGCTAATAGCTTTGCTGGTGGTGTTGCTTATGCACGCGGTAAAGGTATGACTACTCAAGCTGGTGAACAATCTAACGCTTGGAACGCTATGGGCGTGACAATCGAAAAAACTAACGTTAATACTGAAACTCGTCAATTACGTGCTGACTACTCGCAAGAGATCGCAGAAGATATGAAACGTGTTCACGGTATGAATGCAGATTCAGAACTAGTGAATATCATCTCGAATGAAATCACTGCTGAAATTAACCGTGAAATGCTTGACAAATTGTATGTATCAGCTAAAACTGGTGCTCAATGGACAGCTACTCCAGGTACTATCGATCTAACTGCTGATGTTGGTGGTCGTTGGTCTGCAGAACGTTTCCGTGGTCTTCAGTTCGCTATCGAACGTGATGCTAACCGTATTGCAATCGAATCTCGTCGTGGTAAAGGTAACAAACTTATCGTTTCTGCTGACGTAGCTTCTGCTCTTGCATTTGCTGGTATCATGTCATTCGCTCCTGCGATTGCTGCTCAAACTAACTTGAATGTAGATCCATCTGGTGCTACTTTCGTTGGTACACTTGGTACCTATAGCGTTTATGTTGACCCATACGCTCAAGGTGATGGTTACTTAGTTGGTTATAAAGGTCAAGACGTTACTGACTCTGGTATCTTCTACTGCCCGTACTTACCGCTTGCTCTTAGCCGTGCAATCAACCCAGTTAACTTCCAAATGGCTCTTGGCTTCAAGACTCGTTATGGTTGGGCTGTTAACCCGTTCGTTAGTGCTACAAATACTTTCGTTCCTGGTGCGAACCCTTACTACCGCGCTGCTCAAATCAGCGAATTGTTCTAAGCTTAGGTTTAGATACAAAACAAAAGAAGACTTCGGTCTTCTTTTTTTATTCACTAAATTTGATATAATTCATTAATAACAATTTTATAATAATTTATCTTAGCATATATATTATCAAGCATATCAATTTTTTCTTGCGTAAGAAATTTAATAGATCGCTGAAATTTTAATAGCTCTACTGAATTAAAAAATATATAAGATCGTGGTGTAATATAATCATCAATATATTCTTTAGTAACCATGCCCGTTTCAATATTAATATACAATATGGTTTTAGATTTTAAATTTGACCCTAATAATTCAATTGTAATATATGTATCAGTAGATAAATTATCTAATATTGTATTTGTTTTAACACAATATTCAATTTGTGGTAATGGTTTACCGTCATTAATAATATCAATAATACGATCAATATTACTATCATATAAAGTCCATTTAGCGGGATCATAGCGAGGCAATAATTGTTTAAAATATTGTCGGGCTTGAGGTATCGTTTTAATAATAGGATCAAACTTAAACATATGGTATATCTGTGCAGTATAAAAAAATATTTTACTGCATATACAGATATAAAGAAATACATTTTTATGATAAAATATAAAAATTATTTGGTGAAATAGGTACTACTAATAATAGAATGGAATTACTTGCAGCCATTCGCACATTACAATGGATTTTAAAGAATCGATCTATTGATAAAAAAAATCCCGGCGCTAATAATGAATTATATAAAATCCATACAGATTCTAATTATGTAAAAGAAGGCATTACTAAGTGGATTATCAAATGGAAAATGAAAAATTATATGGGTGTAAAAAATCCAGATTTATGGCAACTTTTAGATAAGTTAAATACTCATATGTCTAAATCAGTCCAATGGCATTGGGTACGTGGGCATGATGTATCAGAGGGTAATATTGAAGCGGATAGATTAGCTAATTTAGGTTGTGAAAGTATTAAATAATATATAAATACAAATATACTTTTTATAAGGAAAAATAAAATGAGCTTTAATACTTTTATTGAAACTGCAAAACCAGTTGTTGAAGAAACCCCTTTAGTAGAATCGGTTGGTGAAATTGTTGGTAAAGAATATAAATTTGCTAAAAAAGATGCAACTCTTAAATTCTTCAACAAATTCGTATTTTTATTTCATGACATTAATGATGATATTCAATATAAATTAAAAAATGCCACTGAAGTTAATACACCTAAATTTAAGGCTCAACATATTTTGTATACAACTTATGGTATTACAGAAGATGGTAATGTAATTATTAAAGGTCGCGCTGTATTACCAGTTGGTGAAATTTTTAAAACAGCTGATTTTGAATATATTACTTCACCTCGTGACTTCCATAAAATTGAAACCGTTTATACTGCCGAAAAAGAATTTGACAATGCCGAAGCTGCATTTAAATCAATTTCAAAGGGCGCTGTTGCTTATTTTGACTGGGCAAAATTTGTTTAATTAGGAAAAACAAAAATGAAGTTTGAAGAATTTTTAATCGAAGCTAAAAAAGGCAAAAAGATTAAACCTAAGCATAAAGATGGTAAAGGTTTAGATCGCGTAATTACACAAATTCAAGCCCGTATCGATGCATTACATGATAATTGGGAGCAAGAAGAATTTGATAAAGAAATTCAACCTAAGCTGGATAAATTTGGTGATCTTAATAAACTTGATCCGCGCGATGCTGTAAAACTGTTCTTTGCTATTACACGCTGCTATTTTATTGCCAAATATCCAACATCTACAGATGCGCTTGTTGGCACTGTTAAAGTAATTAAAGATAGTAATGTTGATAAAATGCTTCGTCAATTGGCTAAAGATGTTGCTGAATATGCTCAAAAGAAATTTCCTGACAATAAAGAGCTTGACGAACTACTAACTGATTTTGAATACGGTTATATCGATGATATTAATACAGAAGCATTAATTGAATTGATTGAACAAATTATTGGCTTTATTGGATAAGGACGATAAAATGAACTTTAATCAATTTTTAGAAGAAGGCTTAGCAACCGCACACGGTAAAGTGGAAATGGCTATTCGTGAACTTAATTTAAAATATACAATTGAAAATACGTATAAAGCCAAAATTTTTCATATTGAAGATTTTACATTAACGTCAAGTAATAATGGTGAAGTTACATTGAATAAAAAAGGCGTGCGTGGACCAATCGCCACTTTTAAAGAATTTAACTTTAATAAAATTCGTGAACGTGCTGTTGAACTTTTGAAAAAACATGTTGTTGAAGCAAAAGAAGATAAGAAAGAAGTGGAAGCAGCTTAATTGCTCACTATTCGCTCTGTATCGCGTTTTATTCAATATAGTATATAAGCATATATGATATCTAAATAAAACGCGATACAGCTAAAAATAGGACCATGTGTGGTCCTATTTTTTATTAATAAAGTCCATAAAATTTTTATGATAATGTTTAATATTATTTCCACCAACTGGGTTTTTAGTATGAACAAAAATATTCAAATTTTTACATTGAATATCATTATCCATAATATAATCACATAACCACTTTAAACAATCATATCCGGTGTTTTCACTGCCGTCATCATTGAAATCTTGAATATCATGATCAAATGAAAAATAAGTATTATTCCAATCTTTAATATATGGAATAATATATTTGAATTCTGCCAATGTTCTTACAGTAAATTCTGTATGGAAGTCAGGATATTTAATCCATGTTACATCTTTTAAATCGCGCTCATCATCTAAAAATATTAAATTTTTCATTGTAAGGTCTTCAAAATATGGGGCAAGGCCACAACCTGATGCTTTTTCAGCTCGGGCGTTTAATTCTTCAAATGACATATCTTCAATTTTAGCCAAAAATCGTTTTGCTAAATCTGCGTCAAACATAGTAATGTCCTAAAATAATTTACGTTTAATACGTTCTATAAATGTTTCATCATTTGATTATCTTCTTTTAAAAATACTTTTTGTAAAAATGCCTTTAATTAAAAAATACATGTATATTACAAAAATAATTTGACCTAAAATTGGTATTAAAAATATTAATTTATTTTTAAATGCTTGACCAAATTCACGATCCATATATTCTGATAATGTTTCATTAGTGGCGATTATAAAGCACTTACCATCTTTGTCATGCTCAAATGTATATGGTCGATCTAATACTTTAAGCGAATCCTTAATAATAACATTATAAAAACCCTCTAATAAATCTTTATTCTTTAAATGATGTAATATTTCTTGACCCTTAAGCTTATCAATATTATAAAAACATCTAGTTTTATAAAAATTGATGTCAACTTTACATCCATTATTATTAGCCCGGATTAAATGAATAGATATCAATAAATCCCTCATATTAATTACAGAAGGATTTATGGATTTTGCAGGCGCAAACGTTTTAAATGAATAGCTATCAGTATCAATATTACCGGTCAAAAAATAAATTGATTCATCTACTTCTTTATGATAACCGTAAATAACTGATACAATATCATCTTTAAATTGACTTTTTTCTAAAGCCTTAGCCATATCTAAGTTTTCATATTTAGATTTTAAGTCCAGATTCAGCATATAGCAGTCTCTTTTTTGTACATATAAGACATTCGCCATCCAAAATCATTTTTAGCTTTCATAAAAAAGAATGCCCCATCTGGAAACTTACCCGTTTCAGCCCAGCTATTTATAATATCTGAAGCACGTGATCGCAATGTATCCAATGGCTCTTCCATATGTTCAACTAAAAATTTAGTAAATTCATCTACCGCATCTTTTATAGAAATTCGAGTTGCTAATACAAATTGTAGTTCTCGAATTTCTATATCATTGGTACCTTTCATAATAAAAGTATGAATTTTAGTTGGCACTACTGAATCTGGCATATCATTTATCCTGTGAAAGTCCAATCTGGTGGCATAGTAACTAATGTACCTTTATACCGGTTTTTCTCAAACTTTTCTTCATTAACATTTACGCGACCTTGATATTCCTGCCTCATATACCAATCAGGCGCAGAACTCGCTGTATTATATTTTTCGTCATATTTACGGCAAAATTCTAATGCTAGCTCTTCAGTTGGAAATAGATATTGATCCTCACGGCGACATCCCCATCCGCGTTCATATTCCATCTCATCTACTAGATATACAATCATACAGCACTCCTTTTAATAATCTTCGTCTTCGTCTTCGTCTTCGTCTTCTTCATACCAATCATCTTCATCTTCGTCTTCTTCTGGACGAGTGTCAACGATAATATGGCCGAATTTCATATTACCATCGTTATTACTACATTGTACATTATTTTCAAATGTAACAACTACAGAACAATCGGCATTTGATTTAATTACTTTCTTAGTAAGTACAGATGTCGGAATAATCGCAATCTGTCCACTATCAACTAAAATATTATTGTTATTAAAGGTATTTGGGTAACCGCCATCACCATATGCAGTTCCGAAGACAACCATATTTTTACCTTTATAAGTAAATTGATTTTCTTTCATATGACTGGTACTATAGATAGTATCAACCATATTTTGATAAGCATCATCAGGCATTACATAGCATGGATCAATAATAATATATTCGCCTGCTGGGAGTGTAATTGTATTTGTAAACATGTTAATATACCTCTATATTTGTATAAAATCATTATATAATATAATTGTTTAAACGTACATACATTTTTATATTTTTAAGGAAAATATTATGCCTATTAAATTAGATGAATCAGCGGTAACTATTACAGTACCTGACTCTACCAAATATAACATGGATTTAATGATGGATTTAACAATAGTATTAGCTAGTCGACACTATTGGGATATCAACGGCAAGGCTGTGTATAAAATATTTCATAAAAAATATAAAAATGTTAAAAAATCAAGCCTTGATAATTCAATAGGTGAACTATCAAACTATGAACACTATAAAGATCTTTGTAAAATTAAAACCGCACTTGACTTTTTTAAAGATAAATCGGAAACAGATATTTTAGATTTACAGTTTAAAGCTGAAATGGGTAAACCATATAATAAGTATATTACTCGTCTATTTGTATATCGTAAAATTATGTGGATTTAAAAAAAAGGACCTCGAGGTCCTTTTAAAATATTAAAGATGTGTAATTAAAATCTATCACTAATGCGGTTATCAATCCATCTGAATTTTTACAAGCACTTACATCAATTTGAGTTTGATGATATGGGATTAATGTACTAGCTACCATATATTGAGATGCCAAAACAAATTTTATATTATCTTCACGATTTAGTTTAATACCATTACTTCTAAAAAATTTATCGTCGTCCCCAATTACAATATAGCTATTACTATTTGATAAACTGCAATAAATATTTTTTAATTTTTCAGGGATAAACAATCCATAATGAGGATGATTTAAAATAATTTTAGCAATATTTCTATTGTCGTCATAAAAAATATCACAATTATATTCGCCAGGAACACATAGATAACTATTTTCTACATCATATTCATTTAATTTAGTAGTAAATGAAATACGTTTTTCTAATTGAATAGATAGCAAAATGAACTCCAAAAAATGGGATAATAATATTATTATCCCATTTTTATTAATTTAAATTATTTTTTCATTGCGATACGTTGGCTATCGGTTTTGACAATCTTTTTATAATTGTCTTGTAAGTCTTTTAAGCGAGTAACTGCTTTTTCACGCTCACTCACACCCTGTTGCTGAATTTGAATTACTTCATTAACAGTTTTAATTAATGTACTTTGTACATATTCTAACGTTGATACGTCAATAACTGAACGTTGGTTTGCTTTAGCCGTACTTACAGAGTTGGTGTGCAATAAGTCCGCATTACGTTTAAGAATTTCATTTGTAGCGTCATCAATAGTATTCGCTAATTGAACACTATTCTTTTGCTCATTCAATGAAATCGCAAGTGTAATCTGGTTTTTCCATGCTGGAATCGTGATATTTTTGATTGCATAGAACTTATCAACAAGCATCAAATTGTTTGCTTGAATAATACGAATCATTGGCAATGTCTGTAATGCTGATTGCTGTAATACATGAAGATCGTGTAAACGCTTTTCTAAGTTATTACAAACATGGTTCAAGTCATAAATGCGTTGAATTACATTTTGATCTTGTTGATTGCCATTAGATAAATCTTTAATTTCGTCTTTAAGTTCTTGTAACTTTAAATGACCAGCTGCAATATGTAGACCTAATGAACGATAATCATTGTTTACATTGTCAAACATATTATCGAGTAAGTGGACACGATTAGTAAGGCCAGATTGATTTGTTTCAATTTCACTTACAAGCGCTTTAATTTGTTCTTCTGTAGTATTAAATTTAGTTAAGAAATTATTACGAGCTTTTTCAACAGATTTAAATAATCCACCAATAATTGGTAAGCGCGAAAATGAGCTTTGTTTACCAATAAAGTTACTGCTATTAATACCTTTAGCTACATGAATAACTTGGTTTAATTTTTCGCCGGTTTGATCAATGTCTTTATTGTTTACTAAACCCAAAATTTCTGATGTACAGTCATTTGTAGCTGATGAAATATCTTTACCATATTCAGCAACTGCTAATGCATCCATTGGACCTAATTTATTTTTTAGTTCCATTACATCTTTTACATCAGCGTCGGTCAAGCCAAGATCAACCAAATTCAATTTTGATGCAGCAAGATCCAAATTTTTAACTGCCGGCAATGCGGGTTCTTCATTTACCGATTTAAGAATTTGATTATTTACATCTTGCTGAATAGCAGATGGCTCGTCTGCAACAATAACGTCCACTTTACCAGTCTCAGTCTGAGACATAGCTGCACGCTCTTTCAATAATTTTTCTAGTAAAGCGTCGGTTTGTTCTTTATTAAGATCGTTAATTGATGATACCATGATACATATTCCATTTAGGTTTTAAGATAAAACAAATATACCATAAAGAAGTATATTTGTATATACATATTTTACAATAAATTATAAACTTTGTTAAATTCATCATTATTGATTTTCATATTCATTTCAATTGCAGGTTTTAAGATTTTTTCAATCGCTGTAAACTTGTCAATCAAAATACCAATATTGTTTTTAGCTAGCTCATATTGCATTGCTGTTGTACGTGACAATGTTTGAGCCGCCAATAAATCATTTTTTCGTCGTAATAAACGTTGCTTATCACTATCCGAATATTGATCATCTTGCATATAAGATTCTAATAATTTGATATCTTCATCAAATTGTGTATGTAAATCTTTTAATGAATCATATAATTTAGCAAATGATTCATATTGATTGGATAATACAGTTACTAAATTACTTCCTTTGTCTAATAAATTTTCGAAGTCAATAACTGCAATTGTAATATTGGCCTTAATTTCAATGTCTGATTTAAATATTTTGCCCCAAAAGCCAATAGTAGAATACTTTTTATATTTTTCTACTGCAGATTTAAGATTTACAATTACACTACTCATTCTTTCCAGGTTATCACTAGTAATTTCCATGGTAATTGTATTCATTTTATCGATAGTTGTCACACCAACTGCAAAAATACCAGTATTTGTATCCATATCTATTTCAGCCTTTTCTATTTGTTCATCAACAACTGTATTGTCGGGCTCTTTAAAAGTACCCATTAAGTTGTTATATTGTAGACTGTTTATAATAAGTTCGTACATACGCTGGCTAACATAAAACTTAATTATTCTATCAAATAATTTTTTATGTTGCTCATTTAGCATAAAGTAGTCATATTCAATACATCTTAATATAGAAAATCTAATAGCAGATAAATCAGTAGATCCACCTGTCATGTATATAAATGGAAGATACTTATTTTGATTTAAAATAGATTCTATCTTATCTGGTCTAATGTCATCATTTAAAAATTCAGATATAAAGTTACAGTAATCGATGAGGCCTTTATAGTCATCATTTACATAAAATCTTAAATTAATGATATCATTAATAATAGCAATATGTTTATGTAAATCCCTACTTCTAGTTTGTCGTAAATTTTGTACATATCTTGAAATATATTTTGCATTATAGCCGAAGCCACTAATTGTATCTAAATTTTTAAATATGTCATATAGTGAAAGTGTGTTATACGTGTGAAAATATGAAATTGCTTCCGTGGTAGGCGTTGTTTTATACATTGGCAAACTTAAAACAAAATCTTTGCTTATAAGTTTTGAAAATATATGATATGTATAAATTTGATTAATATAATTGCGATATATTGTATTATTGACACGATTTAAATCTTCTGAACTAGTCGTTAAACAATATTTTAAAATTAAAGCCATACGTTTATGTAATGAGCTATTATCATCATACGAAATCGGATTTACAACAGCTGCATAAATATCACCTACGGATGGTTTTATATCATCCGATATCGAATTAAAATGATATTCAATTTTGTCAGTCAAATAAAAGTTTTCATCACGAATATCGTAATGTATAAAAGATAGAAAATAAAAATATACATGCATATTCATGATAATTGCCTTATGATTTACGAATTTTTGATACGTCTAACTTTTTAATTTTTTCAAGATGGTCTGACGCATTAATTGCGTCTAAAAGATTATTTGCGGCTCGATTGCTACGATTAATCGCTTGCTTTAAAATAATTGGACCAGCCCCAATCGCTTGCATCATATTATATGTACTATTCATTTTGATAAATCCCGTGCTAGTTTAGCCATTTTATTTTTAAAAGCCATATCATAAAGAGCTTCCGACGTTTGACCATATTTTTTAGTAATTAACGTATGAGCCTTAATAATTGCTTCTTCATAAGTATAACCGCCACAATCAAGGTCTGTATCATGGGTTAAAGCAAACTTACGACCTTTTGTATATGCATATTCACTACTAGGAACGCTCCAATCAATTTCAAATGGGACTAATACTTCTACCCAATATTGTAAGGTATCATTTAAAGATGCATCATCTTCAATGCGATTAGTTTTTTTGCAAATAAGATGAGGATCAATTAAAACAATAATTGTCTCTTCTGGATAAGCAAACAGAAATTTGTGGTGGTTTTTAAGTTCCCACTCTTTTTTAATAAAGTCTTTAATTTCATCAATAGTCATAATAAAAAAGCTCGCTAAAATGTATATACATAATAACAAGCTTTTTTATATTTGTAAACTATTTATTTTACTTCAATGTACGGCAACTTTGAATAATATAGAATAGGTTTACCAGTTGTATCTTTAGTATAGCAATCTTGTTGCCAATCCCAACCTGCCAAAAACCATTCGTCTTCACCAGTATCGGACAATGAATTAAATCCAATTGTAGTTGTATATAAATCATCCTGCGTACCAACATTTGATGATTCAACTAATACAATATATTGTTCACCATCTTTAATTGAATCATCAATGTATCGCCATCCCATCTTCAAATATGTAGTAATTACAGCTTGTCGATGTTGATCATGTATGCCTTGTAATTTAGTATGCATGAGCTTAATAATTTCCATTGAAACATTATCAGGATGATCTTTTGAAATATCAATGCCATTAACTAATTCAGGTACCCATTCGGTTGACCATAAATTATATTCATTTCGAATATCCTGACCTAATGACGAATGTAATGAAATAAGATCATCACTATCTAATGCTCCCAATTGAATTTTTGCATTATCAGACAGTTTATCAATTAAGTCATCTGCAATTTTATTAATATCTACTTTCATATTATTCCTAATTCATCATATATTGCGCTGTATCACACTATATCAAAGATGGTTGCGGTTTGTATACATTTTTATTAAGTATTCCATATGGATCAACCAGGATCAAATATGGAATACTATTCTGGCTTCCAAAGCTTAGCAAACTTTAATACGTTAGGTATATTGTCAGTGCTTACGGGTAATGTAACTAAGCAAGATTTTTTACCACCCAAGGTATTATTTTCATGACCGGCGTAACATACTAATTGGGATTGTATTTTATTAAATTCTTTTTGATTTACCTTAACAACCACCTTTTTAAATGATTCTGTTTTCCATTTTGAATATGTATCGGGAATATTTGTATTACCTAAACAATTAAATTCAATCGAATCTAAAAAATAGCTATCAGCCGCTAATACAGCATGCGCTACTAAAGTGGGTACCATATAAGATGGGAATTCATCTAATACAGCAATATACATTTTTAAATATGGTTCTTGACTCATTCTTAATTTATCCTTTATTTGGGTATGACTCGACCTTTATATCCGTGATTTGAGTAAAATTAAATTTAATAATAAAATTAAGAATGATAATAAAAACTTAAAAATATTATTAAAGTAATTACTAATGATAATATACATATGGAAAAATGATAAGAAAACATATTTACAATAATTTGTACTTTGATTCTCTATTTCTACAATGAGAAATCAATTTAAATCAGGGCTGGCCCAACAATACCAATATCACCGTGTAGAGCGGCTTATTACAAATTTACATCTCGTCTCTCGACACATTCTTTGCCGTAGAATGTATATCCCCTAAGAATTTGTTCCGGCTTCTTAGGCACCAAACTATATACTAGTTCAAATGGATCAATCAAATATCCATCCTATCAGTTATTATAGAGTTATATTCTATGACGAATATATTGAAACTACGGTTGGTGTGGCGGATTCTAAACTATCTATGCAATTATATAATTTAGAATCTGTTCTTTACCTTTATAAAAGATTATATTATCCTATTAAAGTAAAGTCTTCGTTTCAAAGTGGTTGATTACCGTATAACCATGATTGGATCACGTCGCCTGTTGTTAGGTCAAACATTGCAGGCACTTTATTTTTTAATTGCAAAGATATTATCAATCTTCATTCTTTTCTCTATTATTTCGCGCCCAAGAAAAGTAAGGCAGGCTGCAACTTAGGTTGAGACTTATTTATATTTTATATCACATTTGATTATATTTGTAAATAAAAAAACTCCCGAAGGAGTTTTTATTTTATAAAATCTTTAGTTATAAAATGGATCTTTCATTAATGCAATTAATAATGCGTTATGCTGATCAACCACTAAAAATGTTGTGAACGGTTGATATTCTCTATTACATCGTGTAATAAAGTGACCAAACAAGCGTTCGCCTTCTTCGGCACCAAAAATGCTTTGGAATTTACGCAAATCCGATTTATATTGGAATTTAATAATTCTTCCATTAAATAAGCTCCAATTTCTTAGAACTGTTAATTCATCATTTGATAATTCATTAGACATATAATTTACTCACTTTTAAACATAATAAACGACAATTTCTAAATCTGGTGTAACTTCATTAATAATTTGTTGAATTGTAGCCCAATCGCCGCCAGCAAGACCTGCACCAATACGAGGTATACATGCAGTTTTGCCTTTAAAGTCTTCATTTAATAATGCGAATCCTTTTCGAACAGCGTCATAATCTACTTGAATTTGATGTGTACCAAAATCATATTGTGTATATAAGTTAATTACAGTACCAAATTCTGTTACAGCCATTGAATAAAGACCAAGCTTATTTTTTGTACCAATTGGAGTTTTACAATCTGCTTGATAAGCATTAGGGTATCTGTATTTTACAATAGCCGCGATTCCCCCTCCCATGGTATGGAAGCAATTACAACCATGTACTAGTATATCATATTCTTTCTTTTCAAACGGTACAAATAAGTTTTCTTTAATTTCAGCAACGATCATGTGTTTTTCCTGGACCAACTATAATAATATATATATAAGCAATTATATCGGAGATACATAGTGATTAACATAGAAGATTTTAAAAAAGAACATTCTACAAATATGAAAAGGCTGAATGAGTATCTAAATGATGATTTAATGGGACCTATAGCAGAATGGATTATGCAAGAAAAAGGTAATCCATTAGTTTGGATGGATCCTAACTATTATAATCAAATGCGAACTTTAGGCGGTCTTATCAGCATTTTACATAATATTCAACATGCTCTTGTGGATGATGGAGAAATGTGCTTTCCAATTGTTGAAGGTGAGCAGCAGCTTCGATTCATTGATAAATGGGATTATATTCGTGATAATGGTGAGCCTGACGCCTGGGCAGAAGATATTTATGATTTCATTGAAAATATCGAAATAATCCATCGTGAATGGTTACGTAACGCTTTTGCGTTTGATGCAGCTGATATTGGGATTGAATCAGCGATGGATCAATATTTATCACGATATGCAGACTTTGATCCAGCCTGGGGAACTGAGATTTTAATGCTAAAACGCATTCATATCAAAGCTAAGTTAAGAAAAAAATTACAATTAATAAATGAACGGAAGGCTAAAAATAATGATCCACAAGTATAGTTATGGCAAAGGATATAGCACTGTTGATATAGAAGTTTATGAAAAAGAACTTATTATTAAAAGTGATGAATACGGTTACTTCTTACAATTTGATAAAGGTGACGAATTCTTAAACATTCTTGAACTTATAGAAATTAACTTTGCTAAGAATGAATGGGGTCAACATACAGAGACTTATTTTAAACAGGAATTAGAAGCTTTTAAGATATATTTTGATATAAATGTACCTCATCATGCATATACTATTCAAAGCCTTGCAGATGAAGATCATCGTTTGTGCGTATCATTGAATGAATGGAATGAATTTTTAGCTACTTTATATACAATTCGTGAAGATTTATTCAGATAATATGTGTACTTATGTACGTACATTTATTATAATATACGTACATTATGACTAAACACAAAGGTGTTAAAATGACAGACTATCCTGAAGGAACAACCCATAAAAATCCTTGGCTAAATCGTCATGGTTCAACTTGTTTTGAATGGTTTAAGATTGATCCGGAAACTGGTGAAGTTTTCCAATGGTATACTCCATATATGGAAGATCAACCACGTTGGGCACCACCTTTATCACAAATGGTTAGTCGCGAAACATGGCACAAGACTTTAATTCCAGTTGAACAGGAATGTAAATTGGAACCAAAGCCTTGGCATAAAGCGTCATATTTATCGGGTGGTATATCTAAAGCTTATGACCGACCGGAAAACCCTTATTACCCTAACAGTAAAGGATATCAAGGAGATTAAATTTTCTTTTTCTTCTTTTTAGGCTTACTAAAATCAATTGATACTTCATTATCTTCAGTGGTGATAGTAAGTTTTTTAGATTTATCACTTTCATAATAAATGGTACCTTCAGACGTTATATCTAATTTATTAGCTAGCGCTTGAAGGGCCGTTTTTATAATATTTTTATGACCTAAACCAGTTACTGACATTCTATTAATATAAAAAATATTTTCAACATTTGGATGTGTGCTATATGTTTGTATAACCACACCGCGTTGTTCTAAAAAAATAAAAATATCTTCTAAATCAATTATATCATATTCGCTTGATAAAAGTAATTCGTCATTACTTGCAAAATAAGTAGTTGGACCTTTTAAGAAATTTGTATATCCCATTATTATTCCTCGATGTTCAAAATATCTATTAATAGAATCTTTTCATATATACTATGCTTTTCTATTGGAAATATACAAATATATTTTTCATTTTTATAATTTGTATAAATACCTTCACTAAATGATTCAAATAATTCTTTTGTAATTTGCAGATGTTCAAACTTTTGATTTAATTCCCAATCATTAAATTTGAGCATGCTAGCCCAATGTAAATTTAATGATTTAAAATAATCTGATGCTTCAATTAATGCAATATCGGTATTTATTTCTTCATACGAAATAATATAAAGTACGTATTCCATTCATTTGTCTCGACTACTTATATTCTATTATTTATTCATTAAATGTACACACCCAAAATAAGTGTACAAACAAATATAAAAATATATAATTCGATTGAGAATGACAGGAGCAAACATGAATAATCAAATTTCAGATTTGAAATTTCAAATAACACAACTGCAGCAATCTATTAAAGATTTAGATGATGAGTGTGAACGATATTCAGCAATGGAACAAGCCGTAAAGATTGTTTTAAACGGTGGATATGGAGCATTAGGAGCAGCTGCATTTAGATGGTATGACGAAACAATTGCGGAAGGTATTACTGCAACAGGCCGTGTCGGAATACAATATATTACTAAAAAAATTAATGAATTTGTAAATGAGAAAGCCGGAACAGCCGGCATCGACTATGTTGTAAGTTCTGATACAGATTCAGTTTATTTTGAAGTTGACGCAATTGTAAAACATAGATGGCCAGAAGTTACCGATAAACAGCAAATTACTGATTTAGTAAATGAATTTGCTGAAAATGAAGCTGGACCATATATTGATCAATGCTATAAAGATCTTTCCGATTATCTAAATTGCGACGTAAATTTATTAGATATGAAGCGTGAAGCAATTGCGGATACATTTATTATCAGGGCTAAGAAAAATTATATCATGCGAGTATTTGATAATGAAGGAATTCGTTATGCTGATCCGTATTATAAAATGATGGGTATTGAAGTTGTTCGTACATCGCACCCACAAATGATTCGTGACGCTTTAGAGGATACTTTAAAGATGGTAATTGAAGGATCAGTTGAACAAGTTCGATCATATGTAAAAGAATTTAAAACTAAATTCATGAGTTCACCATTAAATCAAATTGCTGCACCCCGTGGTATATCTGATATTACCAAATATATGAATAGTGAAGATTATTCAATTAAAGAATTTGAATATGTTACTAATGAATTTGGTAATAAAGTTAAATCTAAAATTACTATTCCAATTCATGTAAGAGCAGCTATTAATTATAATTACCTAGTTAATAAATATAAGTTATCAAATAAATTTGAATTTATTAAAAACGGTTCTAAAATTAAATTTTTGCCATTAAAAGAGCCTAATCCAATTAAGAGTCATGTAATTGGATTTATTGATAATATTCCATCTGAATTTGGCTTAGACGAATATATTGATAAAGAAGCTCATTTTAATAAAATGTTTATTAGTCCGTTAGAAACTTTTTTAATTTATAACGGATGGACAATCCAGGAAAATACATTATTAGATATGTTTGGTGGACAAGAAATTGATATGGCTACTGCAGCAATTAATACAAAGAAAAAGACAATAAAGAAAGTCGATAAAAAGACAACTTCATTGTTTTAATATAAAGGTCTTCGGACCTTTTTTTAATATGTATATACTTAGTTTTATTGTACAAATATAAAAAATAATAGTAAAATATGTTCATTGGATTAGTTCAATATAATTGATTATACATATATGTACAAATATAAATTTTAATATGCCTATAATAAAAGCAAGCGTGTAACGATTATAAATAGATGTTTAATTTATAATTGGGAGCATATATAATTATGTCATTATTGGCAAAACTTAAAAAGAATTCGACTATTAAAATGTCAAGTTCTATGGCGGATTCTAAATTTTTTAATGAAAAAGATGCATGCGTTACTGATTTACCATTATTAAATTTAGCTTTGTCAGGTAGTATTCATGGTGGTTTAAATTCAGGTTTAACCGTTGTTGCGGCTCCAAGTAAGCATTTTAAATCAAATATTTCGCTATTTATGGTAGCGGCATATTTGAAGAAATTTCCTGACGCTATTTGTTTATTCTACGATTCAGAATTCGGTTCACCACCAGATTACTTACATTCATTTGATATTGATCTAGATCGCGTATTACATACACCTGTTGCTACAGTTGAAGAATTACGTTCTGATTTAACAGTTCAGCTTGATAATATTGAACGCGGCAAAGATAAAGTCGTAATCTTTATTGACTCTATTGGTAACCTGGCATCTAAAAAAGAAACACAAGATGCATTAGATGGTAAAGAAAAAGCGGATATGACTCGTGCTAAAACCATTAAGTCTTTATTCCGTATTGCTACACCACAGTTTATTTTGAAGGACATTCCATGTATCGTAATTAACCATACGATTGAAACAATGGAAATGTTCTCTAAAACAGTTATGACTGGTGGTACTGGTATTTTGTATTCTGCAAATACAGTTCTATTTGTGACTAAAGCACAAGAAAAAGATGGTACTGATCTTGCTGGATTTAAGTTTACCCTGGTAGCTGAAAAATCACGTGCTGTTAAAGAACGTTCTAAATTCCCTCTTATTGTTACTTTCGAAAAAGGTATTAATAAGTATTCTGGTATGCTTGAATTAGCATCTGATTTAGACTTTATCAGAAAACCAAAAATGGGATGGTATTCTCGTGTAATTGACGGCGTACAAGAAGAAAAATTGTGGCGTGCGAAAGATACAAACACATCAGAATTCTGGAATCCTATTTTCAACGATCCAGCATTTGATGATGCATGTAAAGCAAAATATCGTTTATCTTCAGGTGCTAAAATTACTGAAGATAGTATCGAAGAAGAATATGAATCCGATCTCGATTATGTCGACGATATGGACTATTAATAAAAAGGACTCTTAATTGAGTCCTTTTTATTTGTATGTACAATAATTAAATCTTACGGCATAATATTTTTATTATATATAGGAATAGCGGCTATGAGCGAGCAATTTACAATACAATCAGTTGCACTTACTTCTAATACAAATATTGAAAACCTATGTCTTGTTGGTTTTTTAGGCGACGTAGATTTATCAATTGAATATGTGTCGTCTTCTTATATTCATGAGAAAATTAATAAAACATTTTTAATTTTAGATGAATGCGAGGATTATATCCATAAGTTATTAGATAATAAAAAACGATATTTTGAATTAAAATATATTTTAACACCTGATGAATTAAAGCTAATATTTAATGATGATCAGATTGATATTTATGAAAACGGTGAAAGATAAAAGACATCAATTTAATAGTAAAAATGAACTTATTGGTTATTTGATTGATTATATTGATTTAGATATTTTTATTAAAGAATAATAATCTTTAAATATAATATAAAAGGATACATTCGTGTATCCTTTTTAATAACAATAAATAAATCCTGGAGAATTATTGTGTCATTTGTAGAATTTTTAAAAAATGAAACTGAACTTATTAATGAAAGTTGTAAAGTAAAAATTACTGATGAATTAAAAGCATTGGTAACTAAAGAATTACATAATGGATATTTTGGGGCAGAACATCGTCATCTTATTAAAATTAAACAAATTGATGATAGTAAATATTATGCATTAGTAGGTCATCATGTTGATGAACATCAAGTTAGTTTGTCAAATATAGAAGGCTTAAAAGTCGGCGACGAAATTTATGAAATATTCGAATTTGATGGTATCGAAGAACATAATATAAGAGCAGTCGATATTATACCTGGTGAAGATGATTCTGGTATCTATACTAGTAAAACAAAAGCGTTAGAATATTTTAACTCATTAAAAAGTTAAAAAAAGGACCGTGTGGTCCTTTTTAAATTCTTATATTTTATGCAATGATATGGAAATCAAAGTGAATACCAAGTGATACTGCTTCAGTGCCAATCGCAACTGGGATAAAACGACCATAATGATTTTTATTATTGCAATTATCTTCGTCCAGTTTTACAACTATATAAGAGATATCAGTATTACCATATTTTTTTAAAAACGCGTCACTCGCATTTTCATATGAAGCGTACGTTTTAGTAGTTGAACAAGTATCGAATTTACGTAGGATTGCAGCCATGTTATTTACTCCAGCGAGTCAGTATGTTTATTTGATAAAATCATTATACCGCATTAATTTAAATGTGTATACATTTTTATTTGATTAAAATAAAATCATATATGTATATACAAGTATATGTATGCATACTATAATTGCAACAACTTAAATTATCTTATGGATAAACTCAATGAAAGACACTGTTTTAATTTTTAAAATTGATGATACTATTTATCATGTTGATATTCCTGCAATGTACAATGATAGAACTATTCCTGCAAATGTCATAAATCAATTTGATGCAGCAATTTTAGAAGGTAAAATTAATAAAGGTTATTTTGTTGATATTCATAAGATTGAATATGCATATCGTGTAAATCGTAGTAAAAAGATTTTTTATAAAGATTTTGATCGTTGTATTCAATTTAAATCATCTGATGTAAAAGAATTTTTATCAAAATTATAAGGTACTATATGAAAACAGTAAAATTTCTAATTAATGGTAACCTATTTGGATTTGTCACAGATAGTAATGATGAATGGCAACATATACTTTGTAGACAGATTGTGCAAATGTGCGAATTTGTATCTATCGGTAATGATATTATTAAATGCCGTCATCCTAATAAATATACAGTACATGTAGATATTAATGAAAAATATAATCAAGGCAATTTTACGCAATTACCGGTTAAAGTATTAACGCCTTCGCGATTTGATTCTTTAATATATGAAAATTTAAATGGCTTTCCTGAAAGAAATAATTATTTGATGTGTTATGAGGACATTTATAATATTTTTGATTTACTGGTTAAAAAAGATATTCTTGTTTAATAAAAAAGGACCGCAAGGTCCTTTTTTAATTTTAAAACTATTAACACAAAGCACGTAACACTTTGAGTTGTGATGCTAAGATACGTGGAGCACCATCACCTAACTGGATTGATTTAGCAGTTGCAATTGTTGATACAAACACTAACGCGCCATTGGATGCGGCATCATAAATACCGAGTGAAACTACTGTTCCCCAGTTACCAGTTGGGACTGGAAAGATTAATTCAGCTGTATTGTTATATTCCTGGTTAGTACCGGTTGGTCCAGTCCAAGTACCAGCAACGCGAGGCAACTCTACACGTGAATATCCTGTACCTGACGCCGAAACCTCTACGCCGCCAGTACCATTTAGGTTAGGTGTTGTAGTAAATAACGCAAGCCATAAGCTTGATGGCATTGAAGGCATCGCGACACCTTTTAAAAGGTAGTCGAGGAAATTCTGTGAGGTTGTATAAGAGAGCGTACTAGAAGGCATGTATAATTCCTCAATTTGATTTTTTATAATTATATTTATGCAACTTATTTATGTACTTTTAATTATATTTGCTTTAATATAAGTATGTTTTGTAACCTTCTAAAATTGGTATTTAAATCATGCGTAATAAATTTGCTGAAGCCGCTAAAGCTAAATCTGAATTGCCACGTAAAGAATGTATTCCTTATATTACAAAAGATGATACATCTATTAAATATGATTGGTTCACACAAGAAGAATTTCAAAAAACTGGATATATCCAGGTTAATTTATCAGGTTTTGCTGATCATAAAGATGAATAAGGACTATAAATGATAAAATGTTTATTAAAATCTCTGGCGTGGCGTATTTTAGATAAAGAATTACGTCAACATTATATTCAGCGATCACACTTCAATGAATATACTAAATGGATGAGTCGAGATTTTCCTATCATGGAAGATATGTTTGAACATTTTAAAGATGAGCCATATGGACAAGCTCGTCGCATTGATGTTCATAGAGAAGAAATGAAAGAAAAATATTTTCCTAAAGAAAAATAATTAGGAAATATTTTATTAAAAGGTCTATTTATAGACCTTTAATTTTTACCAATATAATTGTACATACAAATTTATATATGGTATTATTACTTTACTTTAGATATGAGCCTATATGATGAATATTTTAAATTTATCGGCTAAAGATATTTTAGCGATTAAAATATTTTCTGAAATGTTCACCGGAACAGAAGATGAAAATAAAAAAACATATCGTATGCTTTTAAAAAAATGGCATCCAGATATGAATAGTACGGATACAAGTGATGTATTTGTACATATTACACAATTGTATGATAGCTTATCTATTAATATAATTCCAAAATCGGTAGAGATTAACGGCAAGTCATATGATTATATATATGATGTTGTAAAAGATTTATATACAATTTACTATACTGATAATGGTACAGGATTTTTAATTAAGTTCAATCAAAAAGCAGATGGACTTAAACAAAATTATAAATCTAATTTAACTAAGCTTCAATCTTTATTGAAAAATCATAAATTTGAAGATCGTTATAAAGATTTGTTATCTTGTAATATTTATGAAAATAAAGAATTTGCAAAAATCAGAGTTCCGGCAGGTTATGTTCCTTTAAACCTGGCTTTAAAATATATTATATCTTTTAAAGATTGGAAAATTTCAGCATACATTATTTCGCGTTTATATGATACAGCGTTATTGTATAAAAATGCAGGCCTATCATGTATCGGATTTGATCCTGATTTTATCTTTTTAGATACTAAAAAACATCAAATTATTGATTTATCAGCATTATTTTTCTCTACTGAGAGCAATAAATCTTTAAGCCTTGCACTTACTCCAATGCAAGCATCCGCATTTATTAAAGATGACCTACAAAATAAAAAGTGTAGTGATGATTCTATTAATAGTATGATTAATTCATTAGGCTTAATGTTATCAGGTGATTTAAATCGATTTGGTAATATTAATGTATTAGATGATTCTGCAAATAAAGAAATGGTTAAAATTATTAGTGGTATTGGTATTAATGTTCCAATTCGCAATAATTATGAAGCATGGCAAACTAAACTAGTACAACGTATTTTTAATGAAAGATCTTTTTATAAAAAAGAAATTGTATTTGGTGATTTAACAAAATATATTGGTAATTAATATGAATATTCAAATTGATGAAATTATTAAAGCATTAAATTATATCTCTGAAAGTACACGGGATATTAAAGCTTTTAACTTTAATAAATTTATTTCAATTTATCAACGACCAACAATTATGCCTCGGGAAGGTGTACTAGTTGGACAATATGAAAAATGGTGTTATAAAAAGATTTATTTTTTATCATGCTTTGGAATTAATATCCAATTGTTTTCATATTGGGATGATGAAGCTGTATTTACTGAACAACATGCGAATGATATTTTAAATCATATCCGCAACACTCTTGAAGAAATTAAACACATTTATTTTTAAAATCGCGTGTACAAATATAAAATTTTATAGCATTATATTTGTACATACTTTAAAACAAACGTTACGAGGAGTAACAATATGGGTGGTTCATCTTTTAATTATGATGATTGGCAACAGTCTTCAGCAACGACTAAAACAAAATCAGTTAATCAAATTTATAGCTCATCTCTACAAGATGATGTAAATCCACTATTAATCAAAAATGGTGTGCGCGAATCATGTGATAGCGATGCCAATCCTAATTCAACACCTATTATTATTGGCCTTGATGCAACTGGTAGTATGCAAGCTATTCCAGAATACATGATCAAAACTGGTCTTGGTGAAATGTTTAAATCTATTTATGAACGTCAACCAGTAACAGACCCACAAGTTTTATTCTGTACAATCGGTGACGTAATTGCAGGCGATCCTGCACCATTGCAAGTCGGCCAATTTGAATCTCAATGTGATCTTCTCATTGATGGACTAAAAAAATTCTGGCTTGACGGTTGTTGGGGTGGTGGTAACGATAAAGAAAGTTATGACCTACCATATTATTTTGCAATTAACAAAACCCGTACCGACGCATTAATTAAACGCGGCAAAAAAGGTTATCTAATTACTATTGGTGATGAGCCACCTCCACAATTATTAAAACGCGAACATATTGATAAAGTATTTGGTGGGCGAGCTGAAGGTGATTTTACATTTGAACAATTAGTGACACAGGTCCGTCGTTCATATATTCCAATTCATATTGTAATTGAACAAGGTAGTCATGTCCAATCATATGGATTAGATCATGTATATAGCCCATGGAAACGTTTATTGGGTGAAGATGCGATCGTTTGTAGCGATTATACTAAATTGGCTGAAATTATTACTAGTATTTTACAAGTAAAAGCTGGTATTAATACTAACGATGTAATTAATAGTTGGGATGGTAGCACTTCAGTTGCGGTTGCGAAAGCAATTGGTTCACTTACAACAACACAAGATGCAAGCGTTGTATTTTAATAATTGAAGGTTGGATGCTGTAATAAATATTATTATGGCATCCAATATTAAGTGGTATAATAAATGATTACACAATTCTTTAGATATAGAAAAATATTTGTTACATTAGGGACAGAACGCTTTTGTATTATTATTCCATTTTATGAAAATAATACATATCTTGCAATGGATCCAACTGGTCAAATTTTTACCTATGACTCACCCCCTGTATTCGATAAATCAGCAAATCATTATATAATTGATGAAAAGAAACACTCGTACGATTTAGTTGCTACATATAATGGTGACGCATCTAAATTTGTAAATAATATTATTGCAATTGCAGACAAGCAATACGAATATAATTTTGTGGAAACCTAATTATGAGACTAGAACTAGAATCTGTTATTAATACCGATCGTTTCATTGGTAAAAAAGTTTATGTTTGTGCTTATCAAGAGCCCGACTTACATAGTCGCCGAGCTGTACAAAATGTTCATGTAACAGAATGTATTGTTGCGCCAATGGATGAATATTTACAAAACGCATCCACCAAAAAAACTATTTATCATAGTAAAAACGCTTTATTAAAGTTAACAAAAACTAGTCGTGTTATTTATAATAATCCAATTCAGCCATATGCTTATAATGCATCATATCATACATGGACCAAAACAGGCGGCATCAATATATTTGATGATTTAGATGAATGTAAGGAACATTATATTTCTTTACTAAAAAGTTAAACTCAATTATTAAAAAAGAGGCTTAAAGCCTCTTTTTTATTTAAATGTATATACATTAGTAATAAACATATCTATAATAAAATGTATATACATATTAAGAAGGGACAAAAATGATTAAATCTACTTATAAGCACACGTTAACTCTTATTGTGGGTGACGAAGAATTAGAAGTAAATATTCCTAATTTTGAATATCCATATTTTGTGGCTATGAATAAAAATGGCGATATTTTTATGTATGATTCACAACCAGCGCGAGCAGGCTATGATCATAATCCGATTAACTGTAAGCGACATATGCATATTGCAAGTGTGATTGAGGTCGATACACAATTATATATCGATCATTGTATTGAAGTTGATATGTTTGATACAATTGTTGATTTTAATAGTGGTACATCTCGATAATTGTATATACAAATGAAATATTTACTGTTATAATAAGTTATTAATTAATCTAAATGAGATAAACATATGAACGTTATTGTAATTGGTGCTAATTATGGCGACGAAGGTAAAGGTAGAACTGTTGATTTTTTAGCACAGACGCTTAAAATTAATCAAGATAAACAATTGATAAATGTACGATTTTCTGGTTCAAATAATGCGGCCCATACAGTATGGCATAACGGTAAATCATTTGTATTTCATCTATTAGGCGCCGCATCATTCCGCGGATTACCTACATATTTGAGTCAACATGTTGTAGTTGATTTTGTTGCACTAGAAACAGAAATTAATGAATTTGAAAAAATTACTGGTCATAAACCAGTCGTTTATGTCGATCCGAGTTGCCGTGTTAATTTGCCATACGATGTAATGAAAAATCGTATTAAAGAAATTCTTAAAGGCGCTGATAAACATGGTTCAACCGGTAATGGTCTAAATGAAACTATTGATCGGCATCAAAGTTTTCCAATTTTAGCTGGCATATTTGAACTTGCATTACCTATGTTAGTTCTCACACAAAATCATTTTCAACAATTTGCTGAAACTGAGTTAAAGGATATTGAATTAGAACATCAACATAAAGACTTTATTGAATTTTTATGTGAGAAAAATTCAGTATCTTTTATTTTTGAGAAGATTAAAAATATCATTAATAATCATCCTCAAATTATATGCTATACGCCTGAACTTAAAAATTATAATTGTATCTTTGAAGGGAGTCAAGGACTCGCTTTAGATGAATATAGCAAATTTTTCCCTCATGTAACTCGTACTCGTACAGGTACAACAAATGTAATAGATTTATGCCGTGAGCATGATATTGTAATTGACAATGTATATTATGTATCTCGTCCATATTTCAGCCGTCATGGAGCTGACAAATATTTTGAAGAGTTTGACCGAATTAGCGACGTTTATAATATTGTAGATGAAACTAATATACCAAATGACTGGCAAGATGATTTAAAATTTGGTATTTTAAATGTAACTGAAATGGATGAACGTATTAATGACGACTTTAAAGTTATTAAAAATTTATTCCCAAATGTAAATAAGCAGCTGGTGTTTACTTGTATGGATCAATGCGGCGGTGGGTCTGGTATTTATATTCGTAACGGTCGACTATATCAAACAAGCGATCTAATAAATTCATTAAATTTATATTATAGATTTAGTGATATTAAACCAATATTTTTTAACAATAAGGAAAATATATAATGTCATATTGTATTAACAATAAATGGCCTCAAATGCTTACAACCGGTCAAACTATTACCGACCGTGATACTATTATTGAAATTCTTTTATTAACAGATTCATTTTTAACAGATACATCTCAATATAGTGGTGGTAATAATCGCGCTTTTAATTTAATGTATCGTACAAAAGCCGGCTTAGAATATGTAGGTAAATTTGTACGATATATTAAAGAAAATAATATTACATTAAATGGTGATTTTAAATATTTTTCGTATGAGTTTGAAAAACTTTTAAAAGTCGAATTGGGTGTTATTGATACTGAATATGTATGTAATAGATGGGCGTCATCGTGTTTCATTTATGGTGCATATGGTTGGTGCTCACCTGAAGGAAAAATATTATATACAGATAATGTTGGTAAATGGCCTTCAACAGAAGAAATTGTTGAAGAATGGGAATTTATTGCAAAAAAATGGCCCGTCCTTAATATTAATGTTACCATTTTTGATGGTGAAAGTTGCGAAGATAATAAAAACGCATTATTTAATTTAGCTATTAAAGACGGTACTGTTGAAATTAAAGCACCTGATACAAGTGTACATTGTCATTTAACAGATATGGATTCTAATTTTAATCAGATTAATCGCTCATATTCTGAACGTAATGAACAAGGTATTCCAGATGATATGATTGATGAAATAGCATCAATTGTTAAAAATAAAGTTCTTGAGGTATTAAAGAAAATTCCAGAAAAAGAGTTAGTCAAATATATGGAATTAAATCCATTTTAAATAAAGGACCTTAGGGTCCTTTTTATATTTGTGCACACCAAGTTTTTTACAAATATAAAAAGAAATATAATACAATACTTCATATTGTATACTTTTATATTTGTAGGAGATAATTAACGCATGTTTTATACATCAGTTGTAAAAATGGGAAATAATATTATTCACCGTTATATCAAAGATGGAAAGCGTTATCAAGAAATTATTAAGAATTTTGATTATGATTTATATGTGAGAAGCGAATATTCGCGTGACGCTTTAGATGTACATAAAAACCATTTAAAACGTTATAATTTTGACAATATTTATGATATGAGTCAATTTATTAATGAAAATGGTAATGACAATGTTTATGGTAATACTGATCCAGTAACACAATTTATAGCAAAAACATATCCTGATGAAATTAAATTAACTAATGATTATGTAGTTCTAAACTTCGATATTGAGACCGAACATGGCGAAGGCTTTATTAAATATAAAGACCCTCATATTATCCAGGTTCAAGAAGATAAAAATGAACCAATTAAAATGGCATTAGGTGAATTTAAAAAGATCGATCTAAATGTGCATGAATATCATGTATATGATGAAGAAAAAAAAGATTGGCTTCTTTATGAAAATTCATGTTATGCACCTCAACAATTAGGATTCCCAGACCCAAATTTAGCTTTATACCAGGTAATGTCGGTATCATTAATTTCATCTTTAGAAAATATAATTTATGTATATGGTACTAAAGAATTTAAAGGTGCACGCACAATTGAAGGCTCTGATTATACCATTCGTCATATTTATTGTGCAAAT